CCATCACCATCTCTGATAGCGACCAGGGGTAAATCCTTGGACGCAAGAATGGAGGCAAGCCTTCGGGTGCGCAGAGAATATCGTGTTAACCACGGTATTGCTGCGCCCCCAAGTTTCCTTGGTGCTGCAGCGTCAATCCCGGACAAATAAATGTCGCGGACGAGGTTCGGTCGGATAATTCCGATCAAACGTCGAGAACGCTGAAGGACCAAGGAAGAATCGACTAACGATTCAGTCGCCGACTGAATCGAAGGACCGATTGAGTGCCAACAAACCGAGTGCGAGTCACTCAGACGGAATAACTTCGCCGGTATAACCGAAAAAGGAATAACGTCCGAAATGAATCGTACCCGAATCAGAGAATGGGGCTTCCCTAGAGGGGGGAAAGGATCTGGAACTGTCCGGTCTGAGAATGATAACATAAATGCCCTTTCAGCGAAGACCCCCGAGTCCGAAGAGATAAATGACTTCTTGCGGTTCACGTGGAATCCCACTGAACTACAAGAAGACACATACCTTTCGATCTCGGGCTTCGTTAAGATTGCAATTATGTCATCACCGCAGACTCTAATCCTCTTGAGCGACTCGGCAGAGGTCATCCTGCCTGAGGCGCAAAAGAAGTTTAGAAGACAGAGACAGAACCATGACAAAGGACCACCCATCAAGATACCCCTACGGTTAACCCATGGTGACGAATCATCGGTAAACTCGTGAGGGCCGAGAAGACCCGGTATACGTTCAACTAAGTGGGGCGGAACACCCCACTCAGTGAATATCGTAACACAGAGTCTTATCGCGGCATCTTGGTGGAGGTAATCTGTGGCGTTGGTGAGGTCACCAGACCAAACCAAGGCCATAGGGCGACCTATTGTCACCTCCCTGATCGCGCCCAGCATGTCACCACGGAGAACCGTGGTGACTGCGGGGAACCTCTCTAAAGCGCCAAACGCCATCATGCGGAGATATTGCGCAAGCGCAATCTCCCGCATGGGGTGGGAACTCACGATCCTGGCCTTACAACCAGGCTCGCGAATAACCACCCGGCGGCAAGAGTGAACGACATCCTTATCGTAATTACAGAGAGATGCCAATTTCTCAGCATCACGATAAAGAGAGTCAGCCACTACTGCAGCCATCTCTTGTGGAGCGGGGCCAACAAGTGTTGCACGTATGATACCACTGACAGAATCTAAAGGCTTACGCCTTAAAGACTCGTCAGAGACACCAAC